AACCTTTGCGTATAACGCGATAGTTGCAGGATATAACAACAGTAAAAAAGATCCGGCCTCTGCGGGTGTAAACGACATTATGATTGTGCGTGCATTCCTGTTGATGATCGAACCAAACTCTGTGGTCCGAGAGTCTGAGTTTGCTACTGCGGCAAAATCTCAGGGTATGATGGAGTACACAAAGAATCTGATCGACAAAATGGAGGATGGTGCAATCCTTACTCAGGCATCCAGGCGTCGCTTCTATAATGCGGCAATGGGATATATGAAATCAGTTAAGAGCGGTTATAAAATTCAGATAGATCGTTACCGTAAAATTGCAAGGTATCACGGAATTGAACCTAAGAATGTCGTGGTGGATATATTTGGAGATCGTCCGGAATTAGAAGCTGGAGGGAAATACGAATATCAGCCTTACGAAATGAAAGAAAAAGATTGGCTTGAACTGAAAAATACTCATTTAGAATTAGTGCCTCCTAAAAATAAAAAGGGGAACTCGAGAAGAAAATCAAACCTACCACAACTAAAATTATAAATGGCCGAAGGAAAAAAATTTAATCTGAAGGAAGTGGCAGAAAAAATTGCTCAAGCGTCCCAGGACGGTTATACCGATTGGGAGATTGACCAATCTCTATTTGAGAATTATCCCCACATTTTAGTAGGAAAAGATAACTATGACGAGTATGGGGAATATATCGAAGGCTCAAGTTATAAAAAATTTATCCAGGAAATGGCAGAGCTCAAAGCACCGCGTGACGAGCTCAAATACTATGCTAACCTGGCACATAATTTCCTGGACACTGCAACTTTCGGACTCGGAAAAAAAGTTGCGGCACTCACCGCGTCGGTTATACATGACAAGGATTATGACTATGTCTATGACTCTCTGACTGAAACCGAAAACGAATTCTCCGAGGCACGCCCGGTAGACGCAATGGCATCCAGGATGGCTGGAGCGTTTGGAGTGGGTCCGTCAATGGTAGCAAAAGGCGGTTACAATCTTTTATCAAAGACTCCGTTCCTTGGGAAAATCCTTGATCCAAAGATTGGGCAGTTAAAAAGGAATATTCTCAAGGAAACTGCCAAGTCTGTTCCGGTGGGAGTTGGCGAGTCTGCACTTTACACCGCGGGAACATCCGGCTCAATTGATGAATTTAAAGAGCGTGTAGGGCCGGAGGCCATTGCGACCGGGTTAGGATCCGCAGGGATGACTCCGATTGGAATGGGAATTGGTAAAACAATAGGAACCGCGGGTAGGTTTATGTCCGGAAAATTAAAAGGCGAGAAATTACCTCTTGGCGTTTCTCGTACTGATGATGACCGCGCTTTGGAGATAATGTCAAGAGCTCGAGAAGCTGGCTTTTCCGATGACCAGATAAAATCAGAGATTGAGCGTATCAGAAAAATAGATCCGGAACTGGCAAAGAGACTGGTTCAAATGGATGTTGGTGGGGATCCTTTTGTAGGTACGACAATGGGCGCAATGGGAACTCCGGGAGGTGGGCAAGCCATTGGAGTCCGGAATATAACACCTTTTTTCCAAAACCAGGTTGAGCGTTTACAGAAGTTCTCTGCAAAGACACTCCTTAAAGCTAAGTCGGTTGCCGAGTTCCGGGCGAATGTAAAAGCTCGAAGACTAAAGGCTGGTAAGCAATATGATAAGCTCTGGTTTGTGAAGTCGAGAAAGAAACAAACTGGAACTGAAGTTGCTCCTCCTGTCAGACAAATCATTGGCAATGGGAAAAAGACAACCGTCAAATTTGATGAAGGTCCAGAGCAAGTCTCGCTTGCCGAAGTTCTGGATCCAAATAAACCATCAGTACAAGCAGCGATGAAAGCTGCACAACAACTTGCAGATGAGGCCAGGGTAATTCTTGTTCCTCCTGGAGCTAAAGGTTTTGATGCCCAGCATCTGCACTTTATTAAAATGGGTTATGACCAGGTGCTCAGTAAGTTTGGCGAGGATGGAATTTCTGGTGTAATGAGAATGGAGGCCAACAAGAATCTGAAGCGTCTCACAAGTTTAATGGATAATCACATTACTGGTTATAAATCTGCACGGAATAGCTATGCTATGCCCAGTGCCGAGAACCGTGCCTTTAATGAAGGTTACCAGGCATTGAAAAATTCCATAGATCCGGAGAGGATCCCGGAAATGATGGAGGTCAAGTTCAAAGAGTTTTCCGGACATGAGAAAGAAGCATACAAAGCTGGGGCTGCTAACTTCATGGAGCAGTTTATCGAGCAGGGAATGGATCCACTTTCTGTAACAAACAAAGCCAGGAAGCTTTCACAGTTTGCCTTGATTAAAAAGATCCGGGGAATTTGGGGAGATGAGGTTGCAGATAAATATCAAGATTATATGGAAGAGCACGCAAAAATGTTGCTGAGACGCTCCGACGTCGCTCCACGATCCGGATCCTTAACTCACTCTCGAGGCGAGGCAACCAAACAGTTTGCGTTTGATGAGCCAACTGGGTCTCCAGTTCCTCTCTCAGCAAGCGAAGCGGTGCGACAAGGTATAAACACTCGTCCAAATCCACAAGCCAACCAGGACCTTTCTCGAGGTGCAGCGGAAGCAGCCTCACAAAGATTAACTCTCCCGGGGCCAGAGCAAATTATGAAGAACCAGGCGGACATGGCTGCATGGCAGAAACTACAACGACTCAAAGAGGCCGCCCAAGCCGCCAGGCGCGGAGCGGTTCCAGGTTTAATTAATCCAGCGGCGCAAGATGCAACCAACCAATACAACAGATAATCAAAACCTTTGGGAGGATTACTCACAAGGGGGAGCCTATCCGGAACTCGTTCAACAGTCCAAAGATATTGCTGAGGAGAGATCAAACTTTTGGGATATCTCTCCAGAGCAACAGGACGCAATCAAAGAACTCTCAGTACAACTCGCTTATGATATGGCCCCTGTTACCGGGGAAGCCCGTGCGGTGATGTATGCAAACAAAGCGGCGCAACGTGCAGCGGAAGCATTCAAGCATGGGAAATACTGGGAAGGCGCTGGGCATACTGCGGAGCAATATGCTGAAATGCTCGGAGCAATTCCAATCGGGGGGATGGCACTTGGAGCTATTACAGATGTAAACAGGTTCGGGAAGGGAATGTATCGAGTCCTTAGATCCCCACAAATTCCGATGCACCGCCCAAAGTCTATAACGGATCCCGTCCTGGAGATCCGAGACAAATCATTATCCGATGCTATAGATATGGCCAGGACTGAGAGACATATTATTCCGGATATTTCCAAAGGTGCAGATGGTCAATTTATAGGGGCTCCCCGTGGTATGAACACCCGGATGGAACTGAAACAAATGCGGGAGGAATTTGATGCCCTGGTAGACGATGGTATTGAAGGATCAGATTGGTATCAACGAGCTCGGGAGGGGACTAAAAAATTGCTCCCAGGATCAAAGGCTGATCGGGCTGAACACTCCGGACAACTTGCTGTCCTATCTGCACAAGCAGATCCTAGTCCAAACCTTGGGTGGACTATCGAGGCTAATAACGAATTCGCCGCCGGGAATAATGTGTTCATGGTCAGGACACAAAAACAGGCTGACAAGATTGTCGATGCTCATACTGGAGTAATCCCTCCAGGTGAACATTATGACGAAATCCTTGGACTAAAGACTCACAACTATGAACAGTCACTAAACCCGGACAAAGATTTTCCTACAACTGGAACAAACGATATCTGGCACGGTCGTTCATTCGGTTATAAGATGGATGACGGGTCCGAGTTTGACCGAGGGTTCAGTCCCCAGGAACATAGGTTCCTAGATCACGAAACAGTCCTGGCGGTTGACCGTGCTAATGCAAGAAATTTGGGCGGACGTTCCGATTGGACTGCACCAGAAATTCAGGCTGCGGCTTGGATATCTTCCAAGGGCCGCGGATTGTTTAAGAAGAATCCTGAGAAGTATGGCAACGATTTGCAGAATGCAATGAAGGACGCTGCCAAAACTTACCCTGACTACTATGCAAAGCACGCTGCTCAGATGACCCATGAAACGATGCCCGCACCTGACGCATTATTGACTGGACACTTATCAAAGTTAGCAGATGCAACCGATGAAGAATTAGAGGCGTTTTCCGAAGCTGCAAGTTGGGTTGATCCCGTAACTAATAAAGATATATCTATTGATGAAGCAAGAATGCTCCAGATTGATCCTAAGAAAGGTAAAGGACTTTATGAAGGAGAAATCAATCCACTAGACATTAGCAATCCGCTCGTTCAATTAACTGATGGTCCCGGAGGGAAAAAAGTTGGGAAAACTTCCGAGAGGTTATTGAGTGCATTGTCATCAATTAAGGGTTACATGGATACCCAAGCTGGTGCGGCCTGGTCAAAAGCATTTAACCTGGGAACTACTGGGACTAAGAAAGCATCTTCCGGATCATATACTATTGGACTAGACCGTCCACTCACAAAACCAGAAATGCAGCAGCTTAGTAAAGTCGCTGGCAAGCGCGGTCTGGATGTTATTGATACTGGAGAAGGAGTTACCCTGGCAAACTTCAACTCCACAAGAGGCCAGAAACTTGTGGAATCTTTAGACTCTGGTAGTAGTCCAATTGGGAAAAATATAAAAGAGGTTGAGGTTGAAGTTGATGGAGAAAAGCAACTACAGAAAATCTTTACTGAAGAAAAAGCTGGAGCATTAAAAGAAATTAAATTTAAGTTTGCTCAGAAACCATCGAAAGAAGAATTAAAATATTTAAAGGATCTCAGGGATGGTAAAATTGATGATAATAAATATAAGGTCCAGATTAAAGGTAAGCTTAAAAAAGATATTACCATTACTCAGGTTAAATCCCAAGGTGATGAGATGGAAAGGGTCCTAGCTGATCAATGGTGGAGTCGTGGATTGAGATCTGACATTGAAAAAATCTTCCCAAATTATAAAGGATCTTTGGCTAGGGTTGAAGGGGACTTAACAATGTTTGATTGGTCTCAACCAGGGTCGGGAGAAGCTACAAGAAAACTCCAAAAAATAAAGGAAAAAAACCCAGCGCTTTTTGCACGTTTAGATAATAGCCTTAAAATAAGAAAGCAAGCAGGGAAGATTGCAAAAAGAAATATGGATGAAGCTGCAAGAAATAATGACACTGTGAGGGAAGATATTCAGTTGTCTTTGAGACTGATTGAGAACGGTGGGTTTACTGCTTTGTTCGATGCACTAAAACGGGGAGCGATACTCCCCGCTATAGCAGGACCGATGATCATGTATGGGATTCGTCAGGAACAGGGTCAACCGGAGGGGCTACTTTCCCCCGGGACCTAGAGGTCATTGACACAATTCCAATGGACTTTCTGAATTCCTCACACTCCTGGTGCTCGGTCATCTTCTGAGGAATCCTTTCAAAAGAATTCTTCATTCTTTTATATAACAGGCCAGTCTCCTGGTCTATAAATATATTCTTCCTGGTGGGATGAGGATCCCAACCTTCATAATTCTCCATGTTTCTCCTTTCTATTTGTATGCATCTCGTATGCATTCGAGTGCTTCGTATGCATTTGTATGCATGGTTTTCGGGGCTAAGTCACTGATATTATATAAACACCCAGGGATTCGAACCCTCGGTACTGAGGCCGCAAACCCTGCAATTGCAAGGCTTGCGAAATTTGGTATGCATTTTTGTATGCATCCTGTTTTGCTTATCCATACAACTTCTTGGATATGGCTGCACCAGTCTCAAGAGTCTCTTCGCCAGAAAGGTGCGAATAACGCGCTGTACTGGCAGAAGACTTATGGCCGAGGTGACTGCCTATGATGCCTAAGTCTTTCCCGTCCTGGCGCAAATAAGAACCGCAGCAATGACGAAAGTCATGCCAACGGAAGTTCTCAATCCCAGTACTCTTTATGAGAGTCTGCCAGGAACGCTTAACCGCGTTGGGGAAAACTCTTTCACTTACGAATGGACCACAGTCTTCCTGGCCTCTACGTCTATAAAGAATCTCCAGGACCTGGGGCATATTCTCCAGCTTCTGGACTTTTACGTCATCCCCATTTTTGAGACCTTCCTCATATACAGTTGCGGCCATCTCAAATTCGGGCTCACCGTTCTCGTCAATTTTTGCACCCATACACTGACGCTCTCGCTTGACAACACGGAAATTAATTACCTTATTTTTAAAGTCAATATCTTTCCAGCGAAGTCCGAGTGCCTCAGATTCCCGGCATCCAGAATTCAAAGCGAAATGGATGAGGTCCTTTAGGTTTTGGTTAGTGGAAAGTTCCACAGCATCGAAGAGTCTCTTGAGCTCATCATCATCGAGCCAACGAACTCTCTTTACTTCCGGATCCTTGGGGACCTTTTTGTTGGAGATGGGACAATCGTTAGCCCAACCGATATCTTGTGCGAATCTGAAAGCTCTTTGCAGAGTCTCAACATAACGGTTCACAGTGGCTGGTTTTAAATTGGAAGTCCCGTGGGGGCCGTTGCTCTTCAGAATATACTTATGTTCTTTTACGAGCCCGGTTGTTACTTCGGAAAGGGGAAGGTCACCAATTACTCTTTTCCAGTAACCCCCTCTTTGGCGGTAGCTTTTGAAGTCCTTGAACTCCCAGGCTACATCGACAAGGAATTTGTCAATGAGCTCACTAAGAGTATGTTCCACTCCCAAAGTTTCATTGGAAAGATTGCCTTTCCTCTTGGCCTTTTTCTTTTCTTCCAGGATATCGAAAAGCTGCTTAAACTGACCTTGGTCATTCAGCTTGTCCAGTCTCAAAAGCTTGACTGGAACTCTTCGGTTCCCGGCTTCATTTTTATTGCCAACATATCCACACACATTGACTTCGTGGAGATCTAAGTTCTTTATTTCCTCCACTTTCTTTTTACGGTCAACCGGAAGTAATATCCAATCGGATCCGTAGTCGTTCCCCTTAAATTTTTTAAGGTCCTTCAAGTTCTTAGGCATCTTCTCTCTCCTTTTTTGTATCCCGAGCTATCTTCTCAAGGCACGCTGCCTTAACCCAGGAAGTTATGGAGGGCAATCCGCCCCCCTTGGATTCGATGTCGCTCAGGTGAGCTACAACGCTGTTATGGACTTCTTCGTCTACTGCGAATTTCTTTCTCATATTGTTCCTTGGTTAGCCTGGCAGAAAGCACGCGAAAATCCGATTGGAGTGTTTGAACGTAGCTCCTTTGTCTTTTCACTTTTCCCCCCCAGTCGGTTTAGTGCTGAGGTCCCTATTGTACGTCCCCCAGCTTTAATAGGCTTGAGCGGCTTTTTCTCTGGCATTACGAAATCGCCCCACAATCCTGTTTTTTTAGTGTAAGCATTACACTTTATAATATGCTCCCATTCTTCAAAAGAAACTCCTTCACCATCTTTCTTATCAATCTCATCCAGGAAATCGATATCATCGGAAGATAGATCGAGATAACCAGCGTAGTCGCACGGATTAAAATACTGCGGCTTACCTAATTTTACGCCACAGATAGTTTCATAGCATTCCGGGATCAATGTAGATAAACGACCCACTGGGTTTTCCAAAGCCCAAAAGTCAGGTTGGTAGAAGTCAATAAGGTTCAGTGTCTGATAAATCAATTTAAGACTCTCGTCGGTTTCCCCCCTGGCGTCTTTACCTTTCCACCATCTAGCACCGGACCCTGCGAAGTCAGTGCAAGGCGGAGCGGCGAGTATCCCATCGGGGAAGACGTCGAGGTCCATCAGTTCTTCGCAAGAATCCAGATCCAAAATATCTGAACCCATGTATGCAAGGGGGTCCCCTTCGTATTTCAATTCCAACATATGTACGTCCCAACCGTTATCGTAATATTCTCCACACCAGTGGCCTGAGTAGTCAAAGAGTGAAAGTAATGTTTTCATATTATTGCTTTCGTTATGCCCCCCGGAGGGGGCGGGTTGGTTAGTTAACAACTGAGTTTAGAAAGTTATAGACTCCCTCAATCATTTCCTGACTACATCCATCGGATGACATATCGTCAACGTTACTAATACATTCGTAGTCGTAAGTTCCATCAATGTTTCTAGGCATCATGTACCAATTATTTCCGTCAAAGAAGTAACCAGTTCCGTCTTCTTCGTTGTAGTGAATGTTATTTTCCATCTTCTCTCCTTTGGTGTGGCCTCCGTAGAGGCCGGGTTAATTAGAATGGGAAGGGGTCTACTTCTTCCGCTTCTACTTCTACAATCTCGCCAGAAGCAACCATTGCATCGTAACGCTCTTGATTATACTGATTCTCATCCTCTAGGCCAGCCAACTCTGCTTCACACTCTTTTAAAGCAGAAGCATAATTGGGATCCCAGTCTTGTCTAAATGCTCCATGGTGAGGTTCGTTTGCTAACTCCCACTCGACTAACTCTCTTTCTCTGATATCCATCTTCTCTCCTTTGTGTTCTCAGCCCCGTTATTGGGTCTGAGTACATATGGTCTCATGTGGTGACACTCTATGTCAAGTAAAAAAATGCATTATTTTCATTTTTTAAATTTTGTGCTATATTAAAGGTAAAAAGTTTGCATAAATAATTTTGCAAACGATAATGTTATTTATCGTACATACAACAATAAACATGAACCTAACATGAACCTAACATGAACCTAACATGAACCTTTAACAAAACGCATATGCTGACAGTGAGACAAAAGATGCGAGTAGCTGGAGTAACACTGGCTGAGGTGGCCAGGGACTGCAAGATAGGAGTCTCTGACACTTGTAGGCTATTGAACGACGAGCTCGTAATGAATGTAAAAGTTGCCGCCCTGGACTTGGTGGAGAAAAAAAAGCAGGAGCTCGAGAAACTGGAGGCGTATGAATGAAAAGGAACGTGAAATTTTAGAAGAGAATACACGCGAGATTGAATATCTTCGCGCCGATTTTCAAAAGTTTTTTTCAATCGCAAAAACTTTACTGCCAGAAATAGCAGAAACGAGGACACTCCAGCGATTGATCAACGAGCGGGAGGAGTGCCGCAAACGTAACAACCTAGTATAGGAGAGGTATGACGAAACAAATATGTTTAAACGGGCAAAGAAAAATGCTCTTGGATCACTTCCTGGGGAATACGGATAATTTCCAAATTTTTGATCGGAAGAGCTTCCAGGAAATTGCAGATATCGCCGCTGAGACTCTTGAGTTTGAGATCTCACAAAGCACGGTCCGAGGGATCTGGAACGCACGGAGGGAAAATAACTTCGCAGTATGGGAATCACCGGAGCGGAAAAAGAAATTGTCTGTGTCAGAAGAAATAGCCGGGCTTAAAAAAATTGCTGCGGAACAGGATAAAAAATTCAAAATAATATTCCGTAGATTACATGAATTGGCTAATCAAGATTCGTCAACTCGGGAATCATTTGCATTTAATAATGGAGGAGGCGATGGAGCCGAGCTGGTTGACTGACGAGGACGCATTTTTTGAGAAGTTTTACCCGGAAGAAAAAGTAAAGGATTACGACCCGGAGAATATTGAACACTACATGGAGCTTATGGATGAGCAAAAGAGTAAAAGAGAAATGCTGTAGATGGTGTCATGGCGAGTTGCCTGGGATCAGAACCAGGTTTTGCTCAGACCTGTGCTACAAAAAACATAAAGTCGAGCGGAACAGAATATATTCCGCTCAATTTAGGTTTAAACATCCCTGTAAGCCCTGCGAAATATGCGGGGCAACATTCAAACCACTACGCGCTGACATTAGCGCGTGTTCCCCCCCTTGCTCAAAAATTAAGGCAAAAAATAATCAGCAATTGAAAAGAGTCCAGTCGCGGAAATTATTACCCGTCAAACCGATGGAGTCACCAAAACCTATATTAACAGAATACAAGGTTTCTTATCATACGGATCCTCAATTTGTGAATTCCGAGGATCCCAAACATAACAATCTAAAAAATGCTGTCCAAACGTATATCGAACAGGGCGGCACGATTGAACAGCAACCGGCACCGCCAGGTTCAAAAACTCCGAGTGTAAATTTGCGGTTTGGATTCCTGGCGGAGGATGTTTTTGGTTTTGGGTGGGAAAAAAACGCGGACGAGCTCCTGGAGGATTATGGTCGTTATTGATATGGATCCGATGAGTAAGCCAAGGCAGACTCGCAGCGATAAATGGCCGCCAGTTAGACCAGTCGTTGCGAGGTGGAGAGCATGGGCTGATGAGATTCGATTGGCTTGTAAAAAGGAAAAATTTGTTCCTGAGAATGAGCTCATTATGGAATTCCATATTCCCATGCCAAAATCCTGGAGCAAAAAAAAGAGAGAATTATTTGTCGGAAAACCTCATACACAAAATCGGTTGGACATAGATAATTTGGCAAAAGCAGTCATGGATGCACTCATAAAAGACGATGGATGCGTTCATTATTTAGAGGCAAAAAAGCTCTGGTCTGTAGAAGGAAAGATCAAACTTGAGAATAAGCATCGATTTAATTAAATGCTTCAGAAACGCTTCAAATCGCCCTGTATGGGAAAAAGTAGAATGTGGATACAAACGTATCCATATGGTCACTATATTGTAGTTTCCGTTAACCGCAATGGTTTGCAGGGACGCAATTAATTGAGTAACCAATCATGCTAAGGAGAGAAATGGTTGAACAAATGGAGATTGAACGGAGTAATTTTCGAGTGCTCCAGGCAATCCGAAAAAGTAAAGATGCTCGAAATAAGGAAGCAAGAAAAACTTTTTTCCGCTGGGTGAAAATTAAATTTGGGAAGGGGAAAAATGATTAAAAATGATTTTAAAAATAGATTTGATCCGGAGCTCCGCCAAGAATATTTGGGGGGAACAGATCTCGCTGCTGTTTTAAATATGAATCCGTATAGAAAACGGTATCAAGTCTGGAAGGAAAAAACTGGAAGGATGGATCCTGAAAATCTTGATGATAATGAAGCAGTATATTGGGGTAAGGCGCTCGAATCTAAAATAGCTGAGAGATATGTGGAAGTGTCGGGGAATAAGGTCCGAAACGTAAATCGTACTTTGGTCCATCCGAAGTACGATTTTATGCGCGGACATATTGACCGGAAACTCGAAAAGGAGAACGCCGGGCTCGAGGTCAAAACAGTCGGGCTCAGATCCGCACACCTTTGGGGTGAACAATATTCCGATGAAATACCTGTACATTACGAGATTCAGGTTCTGCACTATCTGGCGATCACCGGGTTCGATTATTTTGATATCGCTGCTTTGTTCTTTGGCCAGGAAATGCGGATATTTACAGTGCGGCGAAATAGGAACCTCGAGAGAATAAAAGAACTTGAAGAGAAGGCAAGGGAATTTTGGGAGCAGCACGTTCTCACCGGGATCCCGCCGCTACCGGGTTCAACAATCGAAACTGCTATGGCCTTCCCGGAAGCATACCGCGGCGAGGTCGCAACTCTTACTCCTATGCAAGACCACTTCATCATTGATGCACACATACTCAGCGATGATCTGGCGATTGTGCAGGATAAACTGGACTCGGCCAAAACCAAGATCCAGAACTTGATGGGCTCCGCCGAGGCCCTTGAAAACTCACGCGGATATGAGGTCGCAACCTGGAAGAATTCCTCCAGGAATGGGAAAACATTCCGTATTTTTAGAATGAAGAGAAGGAGAGAAAACGATGAGTAAAATAACAATGGACTCAATTATAAAGGGAGTCGAAACAGTGCCTTTGGTAACCGTGGTTACCGGGGCAACCGCCGTAGGGAAAACGCATTTTGCTTGCCAAAGTGATGCGCCGATTATGCTGGACCTCGAACATGGTGCGGAGATTCATAACAACCAGAAGATTCCACTGTATGGAAAGGATACAGTCTTTGACGATTGTATTGAGTCGCTGCGACTTATCTATGCTGAACATAAAAAAATGGGCGTAAGGACGGTGATAGTGGACTCGATGGACTGGGTTCAAAAGCTCATACATAAGGAAGTCTGTAATCAAAAGGGTGTGGAGACTATTGACGAGCTAAAATGGGGAGCGGGATATCAATTGGCTGCATCCCTGGCCCAGGACTTTATTAATGGACTGGACTCACTTAGGCAGCTTGGCCTGGAGATAATTATTATCTGCCATACACAGATAGTGAAAGTCGATGAGCCCATACATGATTTGTATGAGGTCTACGATCTTAAATTAGATCGATTGATCCGTAATACTCTGAAGGAGTGGGCCACAATAATTGCCTTCTGTGAATTTGAACAGAGAACAGAGCTCAAGGGTGAGCGCTTTGGAAAGAAAGTGTACAAGGCAACATCCACAGGTAACCGTGTCATGCATACGGTCCCACAGGCTGGCTTTGTAGCGAAGTCAAGAATCCCTATACCTTCCCCGCTGCCATTAGACTGGAAGGTATTCAAATCGGAAATTAGCAAAGCAAGAAAAGGAGAGCAATGAAAGTAGATTTTAACATCATGGATTATGCCCCCGGAAATGAGTCCGAGACTAATCCAGAATTGAGAGAATTCCCGCTGGCAACGCCGGGTAAATATAAATGTGAGATTGTCGATTCCACTGAGGAAATTTCCGCGGCAGGGAATAGATATTTAAAACTAAAACTTTCCATCTGCGATGGTGGCAAGTTCAATGGCACATGGATTTGGGATAATCTCAATCTGTACTATCCAAAGGAAAGTGTACAAGGTCTGGCCCGTCAGATCCTTGGCACAATCTCAAAATGCTGTGGTGTCCTGGATCCCAGTGATACAAGCCAGCTTCATTATAAACCATTGTTTGTCCTTCTCGATATTGAGAAGGGTACAGACGGGTATAAAGACAAGAACGTCGTCAAGAAATATATGCCCCTCGATCCGGAAACTATGAAGGCTGATGCTGTCAACGAGACTAAGATTCAACTCGATAAGATTGACGCACTTCCCAAAAAGCCCGTTGAAAAAAAAGATGAGTCCGGACCTATTGAAGACGGGATCCCATTTTAGTGCAAAAAGTCTGTTTAATTTGCAAGGAAAAATACACGCCTAACCAATTTGCAACTCAGTTGTATTGCGGGAGGGCGTGTAAAGAAAAAGCACGCTACCTCAGAGCGATTGCGGAAGGGAAGCCGCGGAAGGGTGGGTATTCAAGAAGTGTCTACATTCGCATTTGGATGAAAGCGCGTGGTGAGTCGGATTTCTCAGCGCCTTGTGCATTCTGTGGAAAAAAATTGAAAGCTGATGAGCCATTCAATTTAGCCCATACAGTCCCAAGATCAAAGTTAACTTTTGAACAAATTAAAAGCGAAAAGTTTCTCGTTTTGTCATGCCCCGATTGTAACCAGGCAATGGGGCAGATGACTGAATCAGAATTTAAGGGAGAGAGAGAATGAGTGATTTTATACAACTATTTTTATATGCGTATGGTTCCGGCCTTCTTTCAGGCATAGCCCTGCTAATGGTAACTCTTTATTGGTGGGCGTCGAGATGAACAAACATCATCAAGAGGCCGCGGCTGCTCAGAAAAGAATCGACGCTGCCAAGGAGTATGAGAGGAAAAGGAAGGAGCTCGCAGGGGATGCATATCGATGCTATTTGGCGTATATGAGATTGAGAAAATTAATATAGGAGAGAAATGACACAACTTAGTATATTCCAGGGAGCTCGCTCGACTCGGCCAATGATGGTCGATAGTGATGACTTTTGGGAAGATGTGAGAACAGGGAGGTGGGAGCGGGAGATTACAGAATTGAGAGAGATCTTACGCTCAAAAGGCAAGGAAGCCTATAATGAAAAAAAGAAAGAGCTATGGGCTATTACTATGTCCGGATTGTTCCGGGAAAGAGCAAAGGATTCGATAGTCAGATACTCTGGATTGATCCAGGGTGATATAGATTCGGTTGATAACCCTGAGCAGCTTCGAGATGATCTTGCACTGGATCCTCATGTGAGGGCGTCTTTTCTTTCGCCTTCCGGAAAAGGGGTTAAGCTGGCTATCGCCGTTCCTTGTGATCCTGAAAAACACACCGCCAGTTTTTTTGCTGCTGAAAAATACTTCCTGGACAAGCACAAGGTTGAACTGGATCCCTCATGCAAAGATATTAACCGGATATGCTTCACAAGCTATGACCCGGAGCTAAAGGGTAACGAAGATGCGATACCGATTGAGGTGACAGAACTGACAGAACTGACACAACCGACAAAACCAGTGCAATACAAATATGGGACAGTTAGATGGGCCGAAGTATTCCATAGCCAGGGGATGGTCATCAAGGAAATTGGGAATACAATCCTGGTCCAGTGTCCGTGGAAACATCTACACACAACCGGGAAGGATGGCGATAGGTCCACAATAATATTTAAAGATGGAACCCAGGCATTTAAATGCAGCCATGCTCATTGCGAAAATAGAGGACCGAAAGATCTGGAGAATTATTTCTCGGCTGAAGTCATTTCCAGGTCAGCGGAACCATACGAAGGAACTCAACAAGCATTTGCCGAGCCGATTGGACGTCCCAGGAAAACTAACCTGGGAAAAAAGAAAGAGCGAGAGATACAACCCATCGAAGAGTCGCTGCTCAATCCGCCTGGCTTCGTTGGTGACTGGGCAAAGTTCATAACAGATACTGCGTGGTTCCCGCAACCTGAGCTTGCCCTCGGTGCGTCTCTGGCCTTTACTGCTACAATGTTAGGGCGCAAGATTCGAGACGAGTCAGATATAAGGCCAAATATATATGTTGCAGCACTCGGAAGGACCGGAATTGGCAAAGAACACGCGAGAAAGCTCGTCAAGCTAATGTTTGCCCAAACCGGTGCAAATGGGTTCGGAGCAGAGAAACTTTCCAGTAGAAGCGCAATTGAGCGCACGATTTCTGCGACACCGTCTTGT